CTCCTCGCAACGGTGCGGGAGGGGAATCGGAGTTGGCTCCGGCAGCGGGACCTCGCGGCGATTGCACTAATGCTGGGTGCGGGGTTGCGAATCTCCGAGGTTGTCGGCCTGGACTTGGGTGACCTCAACCTGGAGTCCGAACCTGCATCTGCGCTCATTGAGCGGAAGGGCGGCGACCAGCAGCGTCTACCCCTCAACGCCTGGGTAGAGGAGCTGCTCTGTGACTACCTGGCGGTGCGCCCGGAGGTTGAGACTGACGCCCTCTTCGTGACCACACATCGGCGACGCTGGGGTCGGACGCCGCTGGGTCTCCGTGTCAAACGGTATCTCCAACGAGCCGGGTTGCCAGGCTCTGCGCATACCCTGCGCCACACCTTCGCAACGCTGCTGCTGGCGCGGGGCGTTCCCATCACCTACGTGCAGAGGGCGCTCGGCCACCACTCGCTTAAGACGACCGCCATCTATCTCCACCTCATCCCTGGTGAGCTGGAGAAGGCGGTGGAGGCGCTCGTGTTTTGAGCGTTCAGGTGTAGGTCATGAAAGAAGTCTACAGCACCACCCTGCGCACCAGCCTGGATGACCACTATGGCCTCTACAGCCGAGCGGAGGCTGCGGCCTGGCTCAGGATACATGGCATCACGCCCCACCTGCACGTGGAGCGGCGGCGAAGTCGCGCAGCTTACGCAGGGCCGGGCAGCACTTGGGCGGCCTCGCGCTGGAGCGTTGAGGTCGCCAACCGCAGCGAGGCGAGGGCGCTGCGGTTGCTCCCCTTGCATCGCCAGGCCCGGCAACTGTCCAGCGACCTGCGTTGGCGGTGCTACGAGGTGACGGGTGAGTTCCCACGGGCGGAGTGGCCATTGCCGCTCGAATACGAGGGCTGGTGTGGCGTCTACGGCTGCCGCTCCAAGGTCAGCGAGCATGACTACGCGCTCGCCGCCTGGCAGGTGGGTGGAGAGGTGTGGGAGGCCTATCGGCAACTGCTATTGCAAAACTTCCACCGCTGCCCGTTGTATCTTCCGCACGGCATCGGAACCACCTACCTGTTTACGCCTGACGGCTACGAGGCCCTCTCTGAGAAGGGGCAGGAATTGCTGGTCGAACACGATGATGGGCAATGGCAGGAGTACCTGGCCGACCTGACGAAAGAGCAGTGCGAGCTGCTGCTGCTGGATGACGATGATGACGAGGGTTGAGGCCGCAGTCCTTCGCGCCGTCCCGGAGGAGGTCCGCGCCGTGGTCTTTGAGCGGGTCCCCAGGGACTTCCCTTTCTGTGTGAGGGCTGCACTCCTGATAGCAGAGCAGACGGGCCTCTGTCCCACCCTGGTGCTGGCGAATCTCCACCAGGTTGCCCGGCAATACAACAACGAGGTGCGCGAGATGGCCCTGCCTGAAAGCAGCATTGACATCATCATTCACCCAGGAGCCAAGAGGCTCTCAATTCGGGAGAACATGACTCCCGATGGCATCCCCTGGGAGGTCCCATGCGACCCGACCACGACCTCGGTGTTGCTCGCCGCTTTGAGAAGTGGCAAGGGGTTCATAGTCACCGAGGTCAATGTGGATGTGGACCACCCCAACGGGGCTTGCGCAACGAAGGTCGAGCTGGTCTTCCTGGATGCGAGACCTCATGCTGAGGTGGTTCCGAGTGGAAGGAAAGGAGAGTGAGTGACATGCGTCAGAAGTCGGCATGGAATCAGAAAGTGACGTGGAAGACGCTGGTTTTCCTGGTCATCTGCTTCGTCGCCACATTCGTCGTCTTAGTTGTGGCCGACCGCTCGAAGGTGAAGAAGGAGCAGCCGGTTGCTGCCTCGCAACCACAGGGGGTGGAGCAGGAGGATTGGGTGGAGCTGGCGGATGCAAAGCCCAGCACCACGGGTGACTCTAAGCCTGATGTGGCCGTTCAACCTCGACCAGCCCCTGCCTCGGAGTCTTCGAGGAAAGACGCTGCATTCAAGTCTGCTCGCAAAGCCATGAAGCTGGGCAGGGCACTCTACGACAAAGGGCACTACGAGGAGGCAAAGGAAGTCTTCGAGTTCGCCGCTGACATTGCACCTGAGTTGAATGACCCCAGCAAGTGGATTGCGGCGTGCGACACCCAGCTTCGCATAAGCAGCGGGAAGTCACACTACGTGGACCCTAAGGTGCTTGCCGAATCGAGAGAGGCTGCTCAAGCAACCGGTGGGTGGGCCGCAGGGACAGGTGAGGTGGGTGCGCGCGGCGGGAGAGTCACTACGACTCAGAGCATGGGCGTCATCGAGACCCACCCTGCACAGCGACGGTTCTACCGCCTGATAGATGACCCAACCGCTGCCCCTGGCGAAATCGGGAACGCTATGCTCGACGCGCTGGATGAGATTGACCGCGAGTGGGAGCAGGATATGCGGGAGTGGAGATGAGCAATGGGAAGTGGTAAGGTGACTTGAAATGCGTAGTCACTTGTGGGTGCTCGCCGGAATCTTGTTGATGGTGGTGCTGGTGACGTTGAATACGCCACCTTCCCCGCCTACTCCCTTGGTGGAAGTCAAGCAGGACGTGACCGACCTGAAGACCAGCGTAGCCAAGTTGAAGACCGCTATGGCTTCGGGCAAGCAGGATGTAGCCGAGTTGAGAATGAGCCAGGATGCGATGAGGGCCGACATTGACGACTTGCAGAGGGTTCAGGGATTGATTCTGATGGAGTTGTGGAATCGTCTAGGTAGTGAGTTGAGTGAAAGAGGTGAGTGAGGTGCGAGGACTGACCTGCCTGCCGCTGCTACTGCTGCCGCTTGCTGTGGCGGCAGACGACCTGCCGACCATGACCCAACCTGAGATGGAGCAGTTCCTGGGTCGCCCGCTCACCAGCCACGAGGCCTGGGTGACGAGTCCTGAGTATGCTCGCCGACTTCAACTATCACGCTGGCAGGCACGAAAGCAGGCTTGGGAGGCTGCGCAGTCCGTCACCTTCAGCCCTGGTACGGTGTGGTTCCTGCTGCAAGAGGATGCACGGCTGCGCTACCACGCCGAGCGCCGCTGGTACGAACACTCTCCAACCGCCCGGCCAGGTGACCTCCTGCGCGTGTTCGATGCCTGGGCGGACTGGCAGGCAACGCTGAGTTCGACCCAAACCCCACCCCAACCCTTCCCGTAGCTCCTGGGCCACCCTGTGCGCCCCAGGCAACCTGTCTGCTACCCCGTCCAGGTGAGGATGACGTTGCGGGTGTCGAGGGCACACGCATCCGGGTCGAACCGCTTGCGCAGGTCGTCGGCCAGGTTCTCCGCCGAGGATGGACTGAAGGGCATAATGAGGCCCCGGTCCGCCACCGTCATCAGGGCGTTGTGGAGGGGGTGCCTGCCGCCGTAGAAGACCAGCACCTCGCGGTCATAGGTGCCAGCGGACCTGAGATGCGCAGCCAACTCGTGCAGTTGCTCGAAGCTCGGATTGCTGTCCGCGTGGCCGGTGAGGAAGCCACAATGGTCGTGGACAGGTCCGGCCTCAACGTCCTTGGGCACGTAGGTCTTCCCATCCCGCTCGATGGCCCAGACCAGCAGGGGCGGGAGGCCCTGGCGCTCCCGCTCGTCCCACCCCTCGACCTCATGCCACCCACCACCCGCGTAGTAGCCGGTGAGGAAGGCTGGCCTCTGAACGGTGATGTTGATTTCCACGTCGCAGGGGACCTTTCCGTGCCCTCAGGCGTCCATGCTACCAAGAAATGTGTCGCACCCCGTCTTAGGGGAGCGCCGAGACCATAATCCCAAACTCACCCTCGTAGCTCCCCCCCTCCGAGGTTTTCGCCACGATTTCGCAGATGTAGACATGGCCGTCCGTCCCGCCCTTGAACTTGGCGGAGATGCCGCTGCCGGAGACCACGAGGTCACCGTCAACCATGTCGCTGGTCACGTCGGCCCCACTCTCGCGAGTGCCGTTGTGCGTGACCTCGGTTGTCAGGTCGAAGGTGTAGGTTGGCATTCCTGGTCTATCCTCACTCCCGGTCCCAGCCATTTCCGCCGGAACGCTACGTCCGCCTGGTGCATCGCCTCAACCTCGCCGGACCTCCTGGTCAACCCCTGTCCAAGCCCATCACGGAGAGGACCGCCCAGGTGCATCATCTCCACCTGGCCGTCGAGCCAGAGTTCATACCCGGCCTCTTTGATGCGCCATAGCAGGTCAGTATCGCTTCGACCCTGCAACCTCTCGAATGGCTCGCAATGCAACCTGCCAGGCTCCTCCTCTGCATCCCTGACGGCCTGGGTCCGATACAGGTTGTTTGAGGCGGCCATGTCCTGCGGCTGCGCCGCAGTCCACCTCCACCTGTCTGAATAGACATTCGACCACGCGCCGATAGCGCCGATGGCCGGATTCGTGTGCATCTGCCTCACCAGCGGCCCCAACCAGCCTGGCGGAACGAGCATGTCGTTGTCCACCCAGGCGAAGTAGGGAGCAGCAAGGTGCTCGTAGGCGAGCTGCCGACCGCCCGGACAACCCAGGTTTTCGCCGGGTTCGAGGACCAGGCAGGGTTGAGGTGCGACCATCAGGGCGACCTGCCTGAACAGGTCGCCGACCGGCTCCATGCTCCCGTTGTCCACCAGCACCAGTCGGTAGGGCACCCAGGTGTGAGCGAGCAGGTGGTGAACGCACGAGCTGGTCACCTCAAGTTCGTTGTGGGCAAGGACCACGATGTCGGTTATCGGCAAGACGGCGGCGCGATACCGTGCCAGGCACTCCTCCGCCGTCTGGTCGCCCACCACCTCCACCTTGGGCACCCCAACCCACTCCGCGAACTCGGCACCTCTGCTGTCGCCGATGTGCAGGAGGTGAGGTCTGAAGTCCAGGACGGCGCGAAGGAACTGCCACCTTTGTATGAGAGGGGTGGGCGTAAGCAGCCGGACCTCGCCGTGCTCATTTGGGCGTTCATCCTGCTCCTCGACCAGGTAGAGCCACTCGACCGCCCCTGGGGGCATACCTTCGGCCAGGCGGTCGGTCTCCTCCTTCGACGCAGCAGGTGCGTAGTGCAGCACCCGCAGCGGCTCGCCCTCCGCTGGAGGGTAGGCGGGACCAGGGTAGCCATCCCATCCCTCCTGAGGGGTTGGAGGAGGGATGCGCGGCGGCTCATGGTACTGATACTTCTCTATCAGCGCGACCATGTCCATCTCCGGCACCTCTCAGCTCGGCAGGCGGGTGATGACCGACCCCAGTTTGGTATAGGTCAGCGTGACCATGACATCGCCGTCCGGGTCGAATATCCTGACCGTGTTGGCGTCTTCGTCCGACTCGACCTTGCCGGTGTGCGCCTGGACGAGCAGCCGGATATACCAGGCCAGGGTGCCCTGCACCTCGTCACAGTAGTAGGTCGGATGGCAGAGAATCTCGTCTGCGATGTCCTTGGCGGAGGGGCCGGGGCTGACCTTGACAGGAATCACGACGGTGTTGGGGACCGTGCAGGTGCCCTCTGCCGTGATGAAATCCGCGTCCATCTCGGCGTCGGTGAGGGTCAAGGCGTAGAGGCCGTTCTCAAGCTCGACCGGGGCGTTGGCCGCGTTAGCGGCAACCCCATTGTCCTTGATGACGCGCAGGTTGAGCTGCGTCGCAGCGCCCAACTGTGGCGAGTTGGTACTTACGTTCCAGACCAGGAGTGTGACTGTGAGTTGCTGCGCTCGATAGGCCACCCGTAATCATCCCTTCTCTCGCGACCTCGAAGCGGGAGGCTCAGTCCGCCACCCAGTTTTGACAGCCCAGCACCTGAAGCTCCTTACTGCGGCCCGGTGCGAGCGTTAGCTGAATCCAGAGGCCCTGAGCTTCGTCCTGGACCATGTTCCCATCTTCGTTGTCGCCACAGACGTGGGCAGTTCCCGCCGTGGCGTGGTCGGCCCAGGTGTAGCCACCCCCCACGTTCGGCTCGGTAAGGCGGTTGGCGACCTGCTCGGTTCCCCCGGTGACGGTATTGCCACCAACGTCCTCCTCCAGGTCCAGTTTCATTTCGGCGTCCTCGTCCTGGCTCATGTAGGTTTTGCAGCCGGTCAGGGCGTCGGCGTCGGGGTTCACCAGGAAGACCTTCTCATAGAGCTTCTTGGTGGCTCCGCCAGCGGCCTCGGCCTTGGCCTTGAGGAAGACAGCAGCCGCACCGCGCTCCCCTGCGGGGATGGTGAACTTCTCCGCTGGCGCACCACCATTGTACTCGGAGACGGTGATGACTCCGACCGCATCGGCGGCCATCTCGCACTTGCGCATGTGGAGATACTCGTTGGTGGTCTGGACGTGGGCCGCGCCGTTGAGCGCCACGACCTCCTGCACCCAGGTGCCGTCGGCCTTGTAGCCCGCCACGGTCACGTTGCAGGTGTCACCTGCGTTGTCGGAGACGAAGTCCAGCTTGTCACCTGCCCCACCACCCAGGCTGTCACCGTCCGCACGGGCCAGCCACCGCATCTTGCGGTCAACTGCACCGCCGGATGCAGAGACATCATCCTCAGGCCTGTTCTGACTGAGGTAGAAAATGATGGTAGCCATTGCACGTCAACTCCTTTTGAGTTTGTATGCGCACGAAGCCACGATGAAGTCGGTGTGGGGCACCACACCCATCGTGGTCACTTCGATGATTCCCGTGTCGTCCTCAACCTCAACAACCCGACCGGACTGCTGGACCCCGTGCACGTCCGAGTAGTCAACCAGGTCACCTGCGCGGATGGTTCGGCCCTCAGCATCCTCGACGGTCATGTCTCACCAACTCCAGCAACTTCAGGCTCGTGATAGAAGCCAAGTTAGAGCGCGTTTCAGGTGCCTCATGGGGCTGGGGGCCATCTCACAATTCTCTAGGCCTTAGAGCGCGTCTTTGACTTCGACTTCGACTCTTGCTGCCTGCGCTCTTTCCAGCACTTGGAGACTCGCCTGAACTCGTCGCCCAGTATGAACGTCCACATCTCGCCGACCAGGGCGAAGGCCATCCCCACGAATAACGCAATGGGGCCTGAGCCGCGTATGAGGGCGGTGGTAACACCACTCGGACTGTTGCGGATGTAGAGCGTGTGCGGCTCCGCCGACTCGGACGAACGCTCCCACGCCAGCTCAACGTCAGGCTTCAAGGCCCGTGCGAAATCCTCGAACTCCTGCCAGGCCTCCTCGTCGCCGAAGGCCATGCGCACAGCGCGTTCGGCCATCGTGGTGAAGAAAGGTGGCTGCTGATTCATCGCACCATCGTGTCCTCTTCGAGCAGGATGACGATGATGCTCCAGGCCCCCAGGGTCTCGGCCCCGTAGCTGAACGGGAGGTCTCCTCCGGTCATCAGCCCAGCCCCATAGCTGAACCGCAACTCACCCTCCTGCACGGCGTCTGCGGTGTAGCTGAAGGCCAGCTCGCCCTCCCGGACAGCATCGGCCCCGTAGCTGAACTTCAGCGCCCCTTGTCGGCCCGCGTCCACACCATAACCGAAGGCCAGCCTGCCCTCCCTGCCATCTGCGCCGTAGCTGAACGGAAGCTCACCCTGGGCACCGACACCGTAGCTGAAAGGCAGTTCTCCACCCCGACCTACTCCGTAGCTGAAGACCAGCGCACCCTCCCGCCCAACACCGTAGCTGAAGGGGAGCAGGCCGCCCTTGCCAAACTCTCCTGTGGCATAACTGAACTCCAGCTCGCCAGATTTGGTGGGCGGGGCGTAGCCGGTCAGCACGGTGCAGAAGATGCTGAAACCAACCTCCTCCGCAATAGGCTCCACCTCAGCCGGGTCAGGCCAGCCGTCGTAGGAGGTGCCGTCACCGTCAATCCAGCCCTGGCCACTCTCTGTGTCATACGCCAGGTCCAGGTCATCCGAACTCGACCACACCGCGATGACATAATGGGTTGCATCGGCTATCGGCGGTCGGCTCTCGGCAGGGAAAGGGAACTCAACCCAGCCCTCGTAACCAGCAGCCACCTCTACCTCTTCGGTTACTCCCACCAGGGCACCGGCGGGCGTGTAGAGGGCGGCCTTGGCCGAGCGTGGCCCTCCTTCGTTCAGGCTTACCGTTGGGGCGGGTGGTACGCCCAGGCCAGTCGTGGACCACGGGTTAGCAGGCAGGCCTGCGTTCAGGTCACCCTGATAACGCTCGTCACCACCGCCTAGCGAGTCGTTTAGCGCCCACCAACCACCGCCCATCTCTGGTGCCCAGTACAGATACCTCAGCGGAGCGCCCTTAGTGTAGTAGGGCTTGCCGTCGTGGGTTCCCGCCGCCGTGTAGACCCCGTTGTAGGTCCCATCCCCCGCGCCCTCGACCAGCCACCCTCCTCCCGCTCCTGTGGTGTTGCGAATGTAGGCGCTGATGCTCAGGCCCTCGCCCGCCCCACAACTGATGGCTCCGGCACCCACGAAGAGGCGGAAATCAGACCAGCTTCCCCCCTGCGTCTCCTCTCCGAAGTTGCAGGTCTCCTCGCCAGTCTCATAGTCCACGTAGATGCTGTAAAGCCAGTTCTCAGCGCCCAAGTGAGCCGGGTCGGGCCACCCATCGTAATCGTTGGCCTGCGTGTCGTACTGGCCCGCTCCACCAGACTTGCAGGCAATCTCCGGCTGCTGGTTTGGGCCTGTCTCCTCCGCCCAGACCACAAGCACATAGGAGTTGCCCTCAGTCACCACCGGCCTGTTCTCAGTTGGAATCGTCAGGCATTCCCATCTCTCAATCAGGCCCATGATGGGCCGCTCTTCCGTCTCGGCAAGCAAGGTCCCGTCTTCCTCGTAAATCGCCCCCTTGATGTGAATGACTCCGGCATCGTTGTAGAGCCAGAAGAAGTGCAGATGACTAACGAGGCCGGTGCTAGGCGCTACGAACTTCCCACCCCTGAAATGGTGGAAGACGAAGTGGCGGTCGCCGATTGTCCGATTTCCAAACCAGGCCATCGTTCAGTTTTCCTTCTGGAGCATCCCGCCGCTCAGGATGTGATACCACTTCTTCGGCCACCAGCCGTCACGAGTCCACTCACCCTCGGACATTGCCGACTTCATGTCAATGTCGCCGACCGCGATGGTGCCCGGCGATGGGTGAAAACCCAGCATTGCGCCGTGCGCGGTGCGCTTGCGAGGCTCCGCGATTGTCAGGATGGTCTCTCGGATTGCGGATGAGGCATCTCTGCCTTCGGGCATCAGGGACTCACCTCAGCCAGCATCTGCAAGTACCTCTCGTACTTGCGGTCGAGTCGAATCAGGTCGTGCGAATCTTGGTAAAGAGCAGTTGCGACGGCGAGGGGGAGGTGGCTGCCACAAAGCGCGAATTGATAGATGCTACCGTGTGGGTGAACTCTTGCCTTTGTGTCAGAGACAGTTTGGCACCAGCCGCGCACAGCCTCCATCATAGCTTTGGTGCCACTCCAACGAACATGCCACTTCCCACCGCTTTTGAAAATCGTGCCGTCACCGTCGAAGACACCCCGCCAGAAGTGGGACCGGAGCCTCTCAGGGAGGAAGTCAGGCGGCTTGAGAGTGAGGCTCTTTCGAGGAGTAACAGCGTGTCGGGTGAGGTCGAAGACAAGCTGGGCACTAACAAGGGAAATCTTAGACTGAGTCCCACCCTTTGCAGGGTGTATCAGATAGTCGCTGTCCAGGCAGTCGAGGAGCTTCTGAAGGTAGCCTTTGTCCCCAGCAGTCAGGCTGACATCAACCCTATTGTTCTTCGGCAAAACACAACCATCTGCTCCAAGAAAGCCCAGCCAGTAGGCACGGTCGGGGGTGTTGACGTGCTCGAAGTAGGCATCGTCCACCTGGTGTTGTCTTGGGCTACCAGTATGTCGAGGCCTCGCTTGAATACCCTTGCGCTTGAGGATGTTACCGACAGTCGCTTGGCTGAGGTCAACAGCCTCACCAACCTGCTCCTGAGTTTGACCGGTCAGGTAGAGTTGAGTCGCTTCGGCTTCCTGCTCAAGTGTGACGGGAATGCCTCTGGGCATGGTCAGACACTCACCTCGATGGGCTTGCCCTCGCGGTCCAAGACTTGGGATAGCTCCAGCGTTTGACTATAGCGCCCACCCTCAAAGCGCCAGTTTTTGCGCGTGACTCGCCAGACGTGGGTGGGGTCTATGTCCATCTCGTCGAACTCGACCCGCGCGAAATCGTCTGGTTTGACCTCAGGACGGCCCTCCAGGACGACGACGATGGTATTCCGCAGTTCCATCCGCCGCCGGAAGAGGCGGTTCGCCACCTGCCGTATCTCGTTGGCGTCGTCAATGGTCTCAATCCTCCACCAGTCCTCACCGATGAAGTCAGGCGAGGTCGAGTCCATCATCGAGGCATCATCAAAAAGGACCTTGGACTGCGCCTCCCACCCACTTCCCTTCATAGCCACCAGCACGTTGAAGAAGTCTTCAGGGGTCTCGGCCTTGCGGAAGTCGAAGATGGTCTCCTCAGCAACCCCCGTGTCCTCGTCAATCACCAGGGTGACCTCATTCTCACCTGTCTCGAACGAGCCTTTCGACGCAACCTCCAGCCCCTTGCGCAGGAAGTAGCAGCCTTCGATGTTGCGCGGACCCATCACCCAGTTCTTTCCATCCTCACTCAGCACAGCCGTCTCCATCTCCATCGCCATTGAAGCGTAGCCCCATTGAAGGTTCTTGGTCTGGCAAATTTCATCCAGCATCTCGATGAGTCCGATGTCCGGCCCGAACTGGAGCAGCCGCTGCCCTTCACCAACCGGCAGGTAGAAGTCCATCCAGTTGTCCAGCGTTTTGCTGACGATGTGCAGGTCCCGGTGGTGCATCACCATCTCCTCAGGGACGCCACCGCGATTCAGGATGTGCTCGAAGAAGCTGGGGTAGGGCCACCCGTGCCCCTCGGTGGCTCCGGTCTGGAATGGGTTCGGGTAGGGGTAGACATCATTGCACACGGGCCAGCCCTCGTAGGAGCAATGCCACCAACTCTTGTGCTTGCGCAGGCGGGCCTCAGGAGCGTCGGCGCAGTTGATTGTAGCCACCACCGGGCCGACCCCGCCGCCCTTCTCGCGCTGGGGCACGATGTAGCCGACGAACTGAGTGACGAGGCCCTGGTCATCGTCAACCTTGACCTGCACCTTGACCTTCTGGTTGCTCTTGATTGCGGGCAGGGTCTCCCCGTGTTCAGCCCGCAGGGTGACCTGGCAGGTGGCACCACGCCACCTGCTGCTCACGCTTCCGCTGGCCTCCATCACCTTGAGCTGCGGGTTCCCCTGCGTCTGGACCGGCTCGCTCACCGCCGCCTCGATGTGGGCTGGGCGATATTCCTGCACGTTGTAGAGCAGCGCCCGCTGCTTCTGGTCGGCGACTCCTTCGAAGATGACCCGTGGCCGATGGACGTTCTCCTTAATCTCGTCGGCCTTGACCGTGATGGAGGGGCCGTAGCGGTCGGGGCTGTAGGGGTCATACGGTAGAGGCGACGCGATTCGCCGGTACTTCGGAGGCCTGTGAATCAGCGGTGGAACGCTCACCACACCTTTCGGGAACAGGCCATAGTCGTCCCAGACCGAGTGTCCATGCTTCTCCTCGTAGGCGGCCTGGCAATGCTCCTTGATTTCCTCATCACTCCAGGATGGATGCTTGGCTCTGGTGTCCACCAGGCAGTCCCGATACTCCTTGGGCACCCCAGGATAGCGAGGGTAGGTAAGCTCTTCGAGGTTGAAGGCCATCTTATGGCCGAGGCACCAGATGCGAATCGGCCCTGGTTTCAGCCAGGACTGGAGGACCACCTCTCCCTCCTTGTTGCGGGTGAACGGCTGCCAACCTGGGGGACGCCAGGCCCACCTGCCTTCATCCTCCTTCCCGTTCACTATCCTGCGCACCAGCAGCCAGCCGTTTATCGTGTATTCCACCACGTAAACGTCCAGCGTCGCCTCCCCTTCAGTCGGCTGACTGCCCCACCCCTCGAAGCGGGTCAGCTCCTTGACGCTGACCCCATCGTACTCATCTTCGTCCCAGGCCGCCTGTACGAGCACCGGGTAGTCCTGTTGGTCACCCTCCTCCTCACCAGCTCGCCCGGCGGGGAACCGCAGCATGTAGCTGTGACCCTTGCCCTGCCCAAGGAACTGGATACCGTTGCGAATCGGGTCGGCCTCGTCCGGGTGTGGTGGCATATTCCAGAAGCGGACGATGAAGCAGGGGTTGATGTCATAGTTGGAGCGGACGCGACCCCACCCATCCTTTCCCAGGTTGGGCCGCCCGTCGAAGAACTGAATCCAGAAGGCTGGTGGCTGCCCTTTGCCGGTTATCCGCGCAACGTTCCATAAGCCCCGCTCACGAACCCAATGCTTGTCGCCCAGCGAGTGGGAGTAGGGAGCTACCTGTAGTGAACCCAGGTCCTCAGGATACCTCTTTGCAAAGCGGCGGGCGACCTCCTGGCTGACCAGCTTCTCGTTGAAGTAGGGGAACTCTTTCTCACAGGCTTCATAGTCCCCCCTGAATATGCACCTCTCAGTAGAGCCAGGCTCACAAGGCTCCGAGTGTTCCTCTAGGCAGTCTTGAAAGCCCTCGTGCCACTCTGCAAAAACCTCGTTGGCAAGAGCCTGCCATTCCTCAAGGCGAACGGGGTCGAAAACGAATGAGTTCGACAGCTCCATGTCCGGCGGCTGCCGACTCCACCTGCCCTTCGGAGCAATCGCCATGACCGGGTCAGGGATGTATTCGAACTCGTCGCCGTAGTCCCAACCCCATTGAAGGCCCAGGTCACCGGTCTGCTTGGCCTCCTTGACAGGTTCGGCGGCAATCCAGTCCCTACCCAGGCCGAACACGGTCTTCCGCCCGTCGCAGTCGGCCCGGTCAAGGATGACGTTGCAGGAGGGTCGAGCAGCCATGTCAGTTTGTCACCTCGACGTTGGCCCGGAGATGGGTTAGAAGGGTGGGTCCCAGCCAGGTGTTGCCTTCGTCCTTCGAGTGCCACTCGTAGACGTGCCTGCTGCTGGCCTTACGTGCTAGGACAATGAGCGTCTCACCATCCCCTTCAATATCAGCAGCATCGAAACCACTCGAATCAGGCAGCTCCCTGATGTCACCGGCGGCGTAAGTCGTCCACTCGGTCGGGTCACCCTTGCGCCGGAGGACCTCAATCTTAGTCCAGCCGATGTTAACTGCCCATTGAACCCCTTTCGGGTCGGTGAACATGCCGAGCGCACCTCCTGCGCGTGTTATCAGGCCACCAACGATGCCGGGATGGTGGGTGCCGATGTTCAGCCAGTCATCCCATATCCTGCCAACTTCTGGCGAGGCCGGGTAAGCAGCAATATCGGCCATGCAGTAAGCGCAGAAGGCCCCGTAGAGATTCCGCTCAACCCAGAAGGGCTGGTCGAAAAGGTCCCTCTTCAGATAGAACCAACCCCCGACCAGGTCGGCGTCGCAGGGCCAGCGGCCACAGTCCATGCTGTGGTGCAGCCTCATGTTGCTTGGGTCAGACACGTCCACGGCAAACAGCCCGGCAGTTCCCGGCACAATCCCCATCAACAGGTGGGAGAAGTCCTCGTCGGACCTCTGTATCCGCAGCGAATGGGGAGCACCCTGGTAGTACTTGCCACCGATGGGCAGGTAGCCCAACCGCGTCGGGTGAAGTCGGTTCTCGGAGGCGTCGAGCGCCACAATCCCACGATAGTCCCTGTCCTCCAGGCGAGCTGAGACGTAGAGCATATCGTGGACCGTCTTATCATCCTCAGCAGGGTGGCCGTGCTCTTCCTCGTAGTCAGCTTTGCAGTGGTCCTCAACTTGCTCCTCAGTCCAGTCATCGTGTTCGGCCTTGGTAGCTACCAGACACTCCAGGTACTCGCGTGGCATTATCTCCTGACCTTCCTGGGCAACGACACTTTGCCCCGCCCAGCCTCCCCACCACCCCGGCGTGAATGGGTCAGTCTCGAAGGCCACCTCTAACGCTGGCTCGACCTCCAGCGCCTCAGGTTCAGGGCAATGGAGGACGTAGAGGTTGCCGTCGTGTTGGGCAGGCATGTAGAGGTAGTCGTCAATCCAGGCGAAGTCGGCAGGCCAGTCCCCCTCAGGATACCAGACGGTCGGTGTCCAGATTTGATTCACCAACTGCGGGTCGTCAGGGTCTGAGATGTCGTAGATGGTGAAAGCCGGGGGAAGCTCACCTGTTCGCTGCAAGAAGTTCAACCCGCTGAAGGCCCAGAGGTAGTGCCCGTGAACGAACAGCCTGATGATGCAGTAGCCGGTCTCATCCCAAGGCCGAAGCGCCCTGACCAGTTGCATGTTCTCAGGGTCGCTGACATCAATGACCGCCAAGTGCTCGGCAGGTGCCTGGCAGCCCGAAGCATGGGTGCATTCGACGCCTGCCTCAGCATAAATGTAGTTGCCGACGCGGGTGATGTCCCCGTATTGACCTTCAAGCACTCCCACCAACCGGAAGATGCTCCACTCAGGGTAGCCCCCAGGCTCCCACGGCTCCTCAGGAGGCTCCGCCACCACCGGCACATAGGCTTGCAGCGGGTAACGCTCCGCAGGCTGCGGGTCCCATTGCTCCCTGAACCGGCTGGTGATGAAGGTGCACTCTGCGGGGTCGTAGCCCATGACTACCTCGCCCCCACCGTGGCCCCGTGGAGGGCATCAAGGGCCACCCGCCGCTGCCTTTCGTCAAGCTTCTCGTTACCGATGTAGACGTTGACGGGCACCGTTATCTCCGGGGGTTTCACTCCCGGCCCCTGGGCCGCAGGCAACCCCAAGGACTTTCGAGCCGCAGCTATCTCCCCCGCCGTAGGTGCTGCTCCCGCCTCCTTTTGCATCCACCTCTCTTCAGCCAAGGTCTTCCCGGTCGCACCGGGTGTGATAAAGCCCATAAGCGTCTCTCGTACTGTTGGCGTGACTGCCTTGAGTTCCGCTGTCTTGCCAACCAGGTCAGCGTACTCTTCCGTCTTGGCCTTGCACTCTGCTATCGCCGCCGCCGTCTCTTTAGCGGACTGCCAGAGCTTGTAGAACTCAGTCGCCAGCAGAGCAACACCACCAGCCAGAGCAATCCAGGGTCCTGCCGCCAGTAAGCCCGGCCCCAGCGCAGTCAAGGCACTTGCCACCTCGCTCACCAGACCCGGCAGCTTGCCGAAGAACCCTATGAGGCCCGGTCCTACTCTGACAATCCCACTCAAGGCGCTCGAAACCGTCGGCAGCATGTAGACCAGCGGGCCGAACGCCTGGCAGAATGCCCCTATCCCCAGCGCCCACTTGGTAGCACTCTTCCCCAAGTCGGTCTTCACAAAGTCACCCACACGCGCTATGAAATCGGTGAGCATGGGGAGTATCTCAGCGAGGGTTTCACGAACAGGCTCCCCGACCTCAATGGCGAAGTTCTTGAGTTGGGCGGTAATCTCCCGCCACGGACCCATGCCCTTCTCCGCTTTGGTGGCGGCGGCCTCAGCCGCAAACCCCTGCTTCTGTATCTCCTCGGTGGTCTTCGCGACAGCGTCGACCTGCCCTATCAAGGCCCTGGCAGCAGCGCCCGCCCGACTTCCGAACATGGCCGTGATGTTGGCCCCGCGCTCCTGCGCCGTGGTCAACAGCTCGATGAGGGTCACGGGGCTTTTCATGGCCTTGGTCACATCGGCCATTGAGATGCCCACGCCCTCGAACTCAGTCACCATCTTCTTAGTCGGGGCCAGCAGCTTGTCAACCATCCCCCGGAAATAGGTCCCCGCCATGCTCGCCTCGCCGGTCACCTTGATGACCTGGTCGGTCACCGCGATGGTGTCCTCAAGCGACCAGCTGAGGGAGCGACCGGCCATCCCCGCGTATTTCATAGTCTCCGCCAGCTCATCACCCTGGAAAGACGTGTCCGCCAAGGCCCCGGTGAGCGTATCGGCTATCCGCGCCATGTCGCCGGTTCCTAGCCGGAACTGCTCCATCAGGTTGAGCATAATCTTGGTGGTCTCACCCTGTTCGAGGCCGAGACCGATGCTCGTCTCGGTGATGGGCTTGAGCATCTCCTGCATCTTAGCGATGTTGTAGCCCTCTGATGCCAGCCGCTTATACGCCCCCGCCACGTCGGTAGCACTCAGACCGAGCTTGGTGAAATCCTGCGCTTTGCAGGCCTCGCGTATGGCCTCCATTTCCTTGGCGGTCGCACCGGACTGTATCTCCACATCGGCGAGCACATCCTCAAACGATGCAGCTTCCCGTCCGGCGGCAAGCAGACCACCGACCACGGTGGTGCCAGCAGCAGTCATGCCCGCGCCAACTTGCCGCAGGCTGGTGGCGTTGGCCCTTATCTTGTCACCCAACCCCTTCAGGCCGCGACTGGCCTCGTCCTTGAGACCGACTATGATGCTGACCGTGTAGTTAGCCACGTCTCACACCTCGCCTGGCCCTGGCGTCCCGCCGCTCCCGTTCAGCGGCCTTGCCCCTCTCCTCCAGGATAATGAGCCAGCGCTGAATCACCCACGCTGGCTCACGGTCGAGCTGCTCGCGGGTGTAACCACCCAGTGTTTCGAGCAGCACAAACTCTAGGATTTCGTCGGGTGGGTTCGCAACAGAGCGCCCCTCGACAAAATCGCGGGCTAACTGTCGGAACCCCCCGCCGGGGGGACTACACCACCGCTCCCCTGCTGACCGATGGAGGTGACAGCCCTCACTATCGCCCTGGCAAGGCCCGGCGAGAAGGTGTCGAGAACTTCAGGGGTCACCTTCGTGACCGGGTTCCCGTCCTTGTCCTCGACACCCCTGATGCTGTGGATGTAGGCACAGACCTTCTCCCCAACCGCATCCAGCGTTGCGGGGTCCTCGTTTGGCAGGGCGTCAATCTCCTTGACGAGCTTCTTGTATTGCCCCCAGTCAATGTTGAGTATGAGGGTGACCTCATCATTGACGGGCACCGTCGTAAGCTGTCCAACTTTCATCTCTGACTCAGCTCCCTATGAACGCGATACACGATGCGCGGTACTCTTTGCAGCCAAGTCCATTCCTCACTCAGGCCAGCGAGACTGCGAACACGTCCAGGTCGTTGTGCTCGGCCTCCGCGCTGACCCTCCACAGGACCTCGTCGGCACCACTCTCGATGGGCAGCGGGTCGCCCGCCAGGTGCAGACCGTTGCCACCTGTCAGGTCCACGGTGAGGAGCTGACCCGCCTGGGACGTGCCCGTGGCCTTGAACCCGAAGGTCGGCACCCAGTCGGCGATGAAGTTGAAGCTTGCTCTGACGCGGAACTCCACGGTCAGCGCGACTGAGAAGTCCCCAGGGTCCATCCACTCAGGCAGCCTCTCCGCGTCGGTGGCCTTCTCGTCCTCCGAGGTCTGCGCCGTGATAGCGTTCTCGACGGTGACGGTCCAGCGTTGGGTCTTGAACATCTCGTCAGCTATCAGCACGTTGCCGGTATGCCAGGCGATTGCGAGATTGCTGGCCTTCTTCGCGGCGGCGGCGGCGATGTTCACCTGCTCCTGCCCCAAGGCCATCCAGTTGTAGGTCGCCATGAATAGGCCACCCCGCTCGCAGCTCAACTCCAGCGTGTTGAGGTAGCAGTCGGACTGTTTGCGAGCGGCGTTGACATTGCCGACGACGCCACCCTGGATGAACTTGATGACAGGTGGCAGCGCCCCAACAGAGGGAGGCTTCGCGCAGTTGATGAGGTCGAGGGACTGGACAGCACAAGTGGCGTTGCCGATGGGCACGACCATGTCTCGATAGACGATGTCCTGCCCGCCCGTGCCGACATTGTGCTGCGGCTCGCCACCCTCGTAGTCGAGACCGCCGCTGTCCACCTTGTCGAAACTAACCCACGGGCCGCTACCGGCCACATCGTATTCTGCACACTCGGACAGCCCTACATAGGCCTCTACTGCCATGAGAACTCACCCCTGGGTCTCTAGCTCCTCATACCACTTGACTAGGAACGGTATCAGCTCTATCTCCCACGACTGGTCCTCCTCGTCGCGGCCCTCAACACAGGTGCTGGGACCGGGCGTCCCCGTCAACCAGTAGTCCGTCTGTTTGAAAAACATGAGATTCCTGAGCACGTTGGCCGCGAGGATGCTCACGTAGTCGTCAAGCCGCTCCGGGTCGCCCACGTATCGCGTGGCGAGCGTGACCGCCCAGACCCCGTCAACCTCCACCTGCTGGTCGCCCATGAAATACTCCCAGTTGTCAATGCCTGAGCGGTAGACGAAGACGGCGTGCCGGTCAGCCACCGACGCCAACCGGCGCGGTCCCTTGAAGACACGCACCTCTTCCGACAGGCCCTCGCTGAGGTTCTGGTCGTCGCGCAGGTTGGCGATGATGGTGTCGGTGACTCTCACGAACAGGTTGCTGGGCGGCTTGGTGAGTTCCATCAGCCCATCACAACCTCAAAGTGCCGAATGAGCATCTGGAGCATCGTCCTTATGTCGGCGCGATTCATCCCGACGAAGGGCCTGGCAGGGATGCCAGGATGGTGGACCTCGCGGGCGAAGACTACTCCTGCTGCTGTCACGAACCGCAGCAGGCTGACGTTGACGGGCCGGATGGTATGCGGCCCCGTCCCCCCATGTTGCCACGGGCTTTGCTCCGTGCCCGCCCCCACCTCAACTGACAGGCCCCGAACTACCGAGGTCACCGACTGCTGCATCCGGCGAGTGTCCTGGAGCGCCCTGGCTCCTCCTCCACCTCCGCGCCGAGCTGCCAACGTGCCCTCCGCCAGCGGCACCCAGGCTCTTCCGGCGGCAGCGGTGGCTCTGCCTACATCGGCCACTATCTCCGGCGCGGTCTCGGTGCGGAAAGCCCTGGCGATGGATGACTCAATCACCACTCCGAAGTCCTGCATCACGTGCCGTATACCGGCAGGCGTGAGGCCCCGTTGAAGAAGTCCCAGACCCTCTTCAACCTCGTCCAGGCCCTCGACTCGCACGTAAAGCACTTGCCGTCTCCTTAGCTAAGGCCGAACTCACCCGCAGGGGCTTTCGTAATAGATGGCCCCGCGCTGCCCTTGACCTTCTTCAGCTTGAAGTGGGCCTCGGAGTCGGCGATGTCTTTCAGCCACCTGCGGGCCTCGCGGTCAGCATCCTTGAGGTTCTCGGCCACTTCACCAGCACCACCAGCGTAAACGCGGTAGCGGACGGCACGAAAGACGGCCATGACCGCGACCGCCTCACGCAGCTCGCGGGGCGGCGACGAGAACGGCCAGGTGTTGGGCCACCGCGACCTCAGGATAGACTTGGCGCGGTCGGTAGCGAGCCTGATGCAGCCGTCGAGCAGGTCGGTATCCTGGCGCAGGATGTCGGACAGGTCGGCGATGACCATGCAGCAGTCGGACCTGCTGCACCAGCACCCTGACCCCAGCGTCGTCTCTTGGAACGGTAGAAACTCCGATGGCATAGTGAACTCCTTCGGCGTAGGGTGGACCGTGTCAGGTCCACCCTACACCTTGGCCCTCTGGTGGCTTGCTAAGTCAGGACGGACTACGACTCCGCTCCTGCGGTCACGTCCTGGTAGACGTACTGCGAGCACGCCACCGCGACTTCCGGCCCACCAGTCCACTCGCCGGTGACATCAACCCTACCAGGAGCGTCCTTGACGGTGTCGGAGGTGTAGAAGGCCCCGAAGTGACCAGGAGGCGCCTCTACGTGAACCGCCTCACACTCCCTCATCACACGGCCTGAGCGAGTGTTGTCGGAGTCGAGGACAATCGCTACATTGTCCGGGATGTAGTTAGTCTCAACGCCGGTCAATGGGTGGACATAGGCCCCATCATCCACCACCACATCCAGCTCATCAATGCGGGTGACACCACCCTCCAGCAGCACGACAGTCTCGATTCCAGGCATATTCCCCGAAATCATAACGTTCGTGGAGATATACCTGCGAGTCACGCTGTCGAGGAGAAGGGTGTCGGCGACACACCCGGCCCTGGCAATGGCAGCCTTCGCCGCGTCTAGGTCTGCCATGATGTTCGCGAGATTGGCCTGGGCCTCCGCCTGAGTCGGCCCGTCGTCGAAGCCGTAGTTCCAGGCACCCGCCGTGTTATAGGCCTGGAGGCAGTCGTCGGTGCAGAGCAGCAGCTCCTTGACCTCGGTGTCGGAACCCTTAGGCTTGTAGGTCTTGATTCCCATCAAGGCCTCAGCCCGCAGCCACTCCCAGAACGACTCCAGGCGCAGGCGCAGCTCGCGCTCGGCGCGAGCCAGCTCACGCTGCCCACGGCTCTGCGTGGAGCTGCCAGGCTCACGCAGGTCCTTGAGGGTCTGCGCGGAGATGTGAATCCCCTCTCGCCAGGTCTCCGCGACGTAGTCCACCTGCATCAGCACGGGTGGCTCCACGAACTTGGCCTCACCCCCACGGGTGTTGACCTCCCCTCGCACCCTGGAATAAGCAAGCACGTCGTACGTCACATGATTGCCGGGTCCGGTGTTGGGCACGAACGGGAAGAACCGTGAAAGCGGAGCCTCGACCTTGGTGAACTGCTCCATAGTCCTCGCGATGGTTTTTGGTTGCAGTTCAATCGGCACAGCCATTGTTTTTCACCTCACTTTCAGTTGCAGCTATCAGACCATGTCCGGCACGTCTACGGCCACCGCACCGTGCGGGCGAGTGATGATTTGCACGCCACCCGACGCCGGGTTCCAGAGCGACAGCTCCGGGACCAGGATAAGGTCGGTGGTTGCGGCCACCGGGAAGTTCAACGCGCCCTCCTCGATTGCACCCTCAACGACCACCTCGGCGGTGGTCAGGGTGCCCGTGGTGTCGCTGGCGGTGACCCTCATGTCCACAGGGTCCCTCAGCACACCAACGGCCTTGGGCACTACCCACTCACCGCGAGTCAGGTCGGCTGCGCCGTTCTCGTAGCACTCAATCCAGTCCGTTGCGGCCACGCCAGCCGACGCCGCGACCGTGATGATGTTAGTGGTGTAGTCAACCGCCACCACCTGACCGAGCGCAACACCACCACCCGTCGCCGGACCGGTCACATCAATGGACTGGATGGTGTCACCAGCCTTGAACGGGCTGGCGTCGGCCACCGTGATGTGCGTCGCGTCAGGCACATCCGTGACCTGCGACCGGCGAATAGGCAGCCACAGCCCCTCGTCGGCATAGCCCGCCTGGTGAATCGCCGCCATCGGGGTCCCCGCCGGAATCACGAACGAGGTGTGGTCAAGCGGGTCGCGGGCCTCGGCAGAGATGTTGATTCCGAGAATCCGCTCGATGGCCTGGAACGGCGCGTCGTACGCCAACTCCTCACAGTTTCGCTCCACATCGTATGGCATCGAATTGTCACCTCCTACTGCATTAGTTCGGTTACAGGTGTGACCCTACCCCTCGTCAGTCCTCCGGCTCGTTGGCCATCGCCGCCATCTTGGTCGCGACGGTGTCGGCCTGAGCGTCGGATGCCTGGTCGGGGTCCTCCGACCCCTCCCACACCAGTCCCTGCGGCCCCCGGCGGACAGCCTGCGAGCTACAGGCCTTGAGCAGGGTGAGCACCACCTGCGCAATCGGCTGCTCGGCTTCCTCCTCGCCCCCGTCCTCCTCCGCCCTAACCAGCACGGTCACCTTGTCGTCGCGGGCGAGCAGGTACTCCAGCAGCACATAGGCCTGCCGCCTCTGCGCCGGAGGCACATAGCCCTCGCGGACCAGGTCATCCACCAGGGCCTCGGCCTGGTCCCGACGCCGCGCAACTGTCAGGGCCTCGACCTGACCCGCCAGCTCCTCGCGGGCCTTGCGCTCCTGCGCGAGCAAGCGCAGGGTCTGGTCCTGGTCATCATCCCCGGCGGGCCGATTGCCCAGCGTGTCAGCCACTACGTCGGCCCCCTCAGGCAGCCGCTCCGGGTCCTCGACACCCACAGGGTCGTCCAGGTCCGCGAGGCTCTCAGGCTTGGCCTCACCCTTGAGCACGGAGACCAACCCCTCCTTGAACTTCTCCCAACTGGACATCGTCTTCGCACCTCCTTCCGAACTGAGTTCATCAATAACCTCGGACTCAACCTCACACGCTGTCGCCGCAGCTTTCAGCCGCCGCTTGGCGGTGGCGTCAAGGTCTGAGGGTGTCCACTCGCTGCCCCGCGCCCCCCTCAGCGCACCGGCAATGGCCCGCACACGAGGGCAACTGATGGGACCTGCCTTCGTGTATCTCTCCACGCGACCCCACCTGTCAGTCTTCTCCGAACTGGTGTCGGCGTCTCGGTAAGGCAGGTGCCAACTGTCCGGCTCGTCTATGTCTCCAACTATCAGAAAACACTCAGGTGGGAGCAGGGTCTGCTTCATCGGCCTGCTCTCCGTCGTGTCGGCGTGTATCCTGGTCATAGGTATCTCACCTCTCAAAGCGTCCGTCCAAGTCTGTTTGACCTCGATGCGTTCAGGCTCGACGGTGACCTTGACGCCGTCCACCTCGTAGTTGTGGCGGTAGTAGCGGCCCTCGTGACTGACGACCATGTAGCCGTCGAAAACATCCCGCACATACGGGCCGAAATCGTCGCCTGCGTAGTCCGGCAGCTCGGCAAGCGCAGCCTGGAGTTTCTCGGACAGCTCAGAGGCCGAGAGGTCGCCGAGCTGCTGGGTGTGAACGACATCCTGAAGGTGCGAGTACTCGGCGCGGTTCAACACGATTTCCCAGGGCAGCCGCTTGACCGCCGGGTCATCCACCCAGGCAACGCCCACCAGGGCCGGGCCGATGGATTTATCCTCATCCCCACCCTCCAGGACATAGTCATCAACAGTTTCAGCGGAGAGGTAGCGCAGCTTGCCCTTCTGCATGTCGGCTATCATGCTCTCCTCGACCACCTCAAGGTCGCCGAACAGGACCCCATCCTCCTCATCGAAGCGGAGGTCGCTGAGCCAGGCCATGACCTCGCGGGCGTCCGCGTTTTCGGGTTGGCCGGTCCGGGCATCATACGTATGCCTGGCTTTGAGAGCTGGACTCCAGGACTCCTCGTCCCGCAGTCGCACGAAGTTGTCTGCCATCTGCTGGAGGTCAGCGGCGCTGTAGTCCTTCCCGTTGAACTTCCCCGGACGCATGATGGGCAGGCCCCGCACCACCTGCTTGTCGCCGTCCTTTTCATACAGGACCTCGTAGTTAGTCAGGTCGTTCAAGAAGAGGCTCACGCCTGGTCCCATCGTCATTGCCTCCATCCCTTTGTCTGCGCACCTTCCGAGCCGCTGCGCTGTAGGCGTCGAAGGCGCAGGACCGTATCCCGTCGAAATAGGCCCGCCACTCCTCCGGCAACTCGTCGTCCGACACCTCCGGGCAATCCCCTGGAGGACTCCGCTTGAAAAGCGTATGCTCCTGCGCGTCCTTGTAGCCCCTCACCATCCACGTGAAGAGGTCCCTCAGTTTGGAGCCGATGACATGCCCTCCCGACACTGAAGCACGACCCTCTGCACGATGTTCTCCGCCAGCAACTCAATCTCAGTGCGGGGCATGAAGGTCTTCCCTGCCTCACTCAGGGTGAAGTGGATGTGCCTATCCTCGCAGTGGGCCTTCAGCTTTTGCAGGGCCATCCCATAGCCTAAAGCTACCCCCGCTGCTGTGGTCAGCAGCCCTAGCAGCGCCGCAACGTCAACACGGATTGTGACGCCGTCGTCAGGGTTCACGGTGGATGGGGGTTGGGCATAGGCGTAGGGGAGTGCCACATAGCAGCCCATCACCACTGCGAGCAGCACCCAGGGTATGGCGTTTGACTGCCAGAAGCGTTGAGTCATCGTCCTTCTCCCTTCAGAGACCATACTTCGCCTTCACCCGCTCGACCCACTCGCGCATCTCGGCCTTATCCGACTCGGATAGCGGCCTCAAGAAGT